CAAACGGCTCCAGCCGTTCCGCTGTGAACACCGCGATCAGCCTGAACTCGATTCGTAAGTCGGCTCGTACGCTGGAATCGAACCGTTCACGTCGCGTGACTTCGCGTCTCGCACCGGGCGTGAACTTCGGCACCCGTGCTGTCCAGCCTGCATACGTTGTGTTTGTTCACACCGACGCAGTGTCTGACATTCGTAACCTGCCGGGCTTCACCCGCGTTGAAGAGTACGGTTCATTCAAGCCTATCCATGACCGCGAAATCGGCGCATGCGAAGACTTCCGCTTCATCAGCTCGCCACTCCTGCGTTCGTTCGCTGGCGCTGGCTCCGCTACGCTGAACGGCATGCTGTCTGTCGGCGCTGCAGCTGTTGACGTGTATCCGTTCATCATTATCGGTGAAGACGCTTGGGGTCAAGTTGCACTGAAAGGCATGTCGGCTATCAAGCCTGTCGTCCTGAAAGCTTCCCAGACTAACCACGCCAACCCACTGGGCCAGTTCGGCTACGTTGGTGCTTCGACTTGGTTCGCGACTGTGCGTCTGAACGACGCCTTCATGGCCCGCATCGAAGCTGGTGTGACCGCCCTCTAAAGCATAGCCGGGGCTACGGTCCCGGCGTCTTAACTTAAAGGAACACATCATGGCTGAAAGTATTAATTCCCGCGTAAATCGGTTAGCCGACGGTATCGATAGACAAGAACTTGCACAGCTCTTGGCTTCGATCCTGACCGACTTGACCGCATTGAAGGTTGCACTAAACGCACATACCCACGGTGGCGTTACTGTCGGTGCCGGTACTTCCGGTGTCGCGAATGCCAGCACGATGGGCACTTTGAATACAACTTCCTAAATTAAGGAGCACCAACATGTCCTATAACATTGAACAAGCAAATAGTGGCTATATGGCCCTGACCGCCGGCGGCCTCGCTGCTGGCGCCACCGCATCACAATTGAAGACCGTCAACACGGTGACTTATCTGAACAACGGTATCTTCAAATCGAAGACCGCTGTTGCAGCTATCACTTTGACAGGTACCGCTCTGGCCATTGGCCAAGCTTGCCTGTTCGGCGTTTTCCTTGATGCCAACGGTAACGTGTACGTTACCCAAGGCCCAATCGTAAACGCTGGCGATCCATGCCCAGTGCCACCTGCTTCGGCACTTGGCGCTACTGTGATCGGTCTGGCTAAGGTCACCACGACTACGGCCATCTTCACACCGGGCACCACGTTGCTTGGCACGGGTAACACGGCGTCGTATCTCGACGTCGCTCTCATGCCGGGCACCGCGCAGTAAAGTTGCCATCCTCCCTCTGAGGACTTTAACAGGCCACCTTCGGGTGGCCTGTTCTTTTGGCGAGCAATCTTTTTTATAAAACGGAGAACAATAATGGCAAAAAAAGACGTAGTACAAGGTATCGAAATTCTGGATGATTCACCTACCGTTGACCCGGTCTCGCAGGTTGTTGACTTTCGTGAGCTCGCATCAAGCGAAGCCTTCATGAATGAGCTGGTCACCGTTCTGGTCCATTCGTCTACAGACGAGAATCAGTCCCCGCACGTCATTCTCAATTGCAATGGCACCAATCAGCCGGTCGTTCGCGGTCAGCCGACTATGATCCGTCGCAAGTATCTTGAGATTTTGGCGCGTATGAAGGAAACCAAATACAATCAGCGCACGCCTAACCCGGCTGCGCCTGATCAAATCGAGATGGTAGCTAGACACGGTCTTGCATACCCGTTTGAATTGGTTGATGACAAAAATCCACGCGGCCGCGCTTGGCTGCAAAACGTCCTTGCTGAGCCTGCATAACCATGAACTACCTTCAACTGGTTAACCGAACACGTATCGAGTGCGGAGTCTCGGGGGCTAACTCGCCCCTGAACACCGTATTAAACTTAACCGGCGAAGCTTCACGAATCGCTAGTTGGGTCAACAGCGCGTGGACGGATATCCAGACAGCGAAGGAAGACTGGCAGTGGATGCGTGAACCGTTGCAGTTTAATACGGTCACGCAGCAGCAAATCTACACGCCGACTGAGGTCGGCGTGGCTGCTACCTTTGCGAACTGGAAACGTGACAGCTTCCGCTGTTCATCGGTTGGCCAGTCGTTTAAAGACGAGCAGTTAATGAACTACATGGAGTACAACACTTTCCGTAACTTGTACCAGTACGCAAACATGCGGACAACGTACACACGGCCGGTGGTTGTTTCTATTACTCCGCCCGACAAAAACCTCGGCTTTGGCGCTATCCCAGATCAGCCTTACGTGATCAGCGGTGAGTACTACGTCAAGCCGGTTGAGTTTGTGACGGACACTGACGCGCCAGCGATTGGTTTTCAGGACCGGTTCCACATGGCAATCGTGTATCGGGCGATGATGTACTACGCAGGATTTGAAGCCGCGTCAGAAGTCTATCAACGCGGCGAATTAGAATTTAAACGGCTGATGAATCGGATTGACATTGATCAGCTGCCGACGCTAGTCAGCGGTCCACCGTTAGCATAAGCATGCCCTTAGCCACTCCTCAAGTTTCGTATGACCTGATCAGGCTCGCAGGCGGGCTGGATCAAGTCACACCGACTTTGTCGCTGCCCCCGGGCGTGCTTCGTCGGTCTGCTAACTTTGAGTGTTCTATCGCTGGCGGCTATTCGCGTATTGACGGATACGAGCGTTTCGATGGTCATGCTAATCCATCTGATGCAATTTATAACGTACTCAATTGCGCATTGACAGGCACTGTCATTGTCGGCGATACGGTGACAGGTGTAACGTCGCTGTCGACCGGCAAAGTAATTGCCATCAACGGTTCGCGTCTAATCATCACTCGCGAGACAATCGGCTTTGTGTCAGGCGAGACGATCACGGTTAGCGCGGTTCCGGTGGGCACGATCATAGATATTGAGGGCGTTGTATCTGATGGATTGCTTGACGCCACGTACACCGGCCTAGCGGCTGACGAGTACCGTACGTCGATTAGCGCAGTACCGGGCAGCGGTACGGTGTGGGGAGTTTCGTACTACAAAGGTGATGTCTACGCATGGCGGAACAATGCCGGCGGCACGGCTGCCAATATTTACAAGTCAACGTCGGCCGGCTGGGTGCTTGTGCCGCTTGGCTATGAGACGGGGTTTGACACCGGCACGGTGTTAGTTAATGACGGCGACACGGTCACAGGCGCGACTGCTAGTGGGGTTGTTACCCGGGTCGTGCTCGAGTCCGGCAGCTGGTCTGCTGGCACGGCTAAGGGCCGTTTTATCTTTGCGACGATCACCGGCACGTTTGTAGACAACGAAGTCCTGTCAGTAGGCGCTACGCCAGTTGCATTGGCAGACGGTACGCAGTCTGCGATTACGCTTTTGCCAAATGGCCACGTTGAGACAGTCATTGCTAACTTTGGCGGCGGCACTTCGAAGTACCGGATATACGGCACTGACACAGTAAACCGCGCATTTGAGTTTGATGGCACGGTCTTTGTACCGATTAATACCGGCATGGCTGTAGATACGCCGAGGCACATTGCGTTCCATAAGCAGCATTTGTTTTTATGCTTTGATGCGTCCTTGCAATTCTCTGCTCTCGGCCTGCCGTACCAGTGGACGCCACTGCTCGGAGCCGGCGAAATTGTAATGGGTGCGCCGATTACAAACCTGTTGGTATTACCCGGCGATCAGGCGTCTGGCGCCTTGGCGGTTTACACGCGTAACGATACGTCAGTGCTGTACGGCACGAGCTCGGCTAACTTCTCGCTGTCAACATTTAACAGCGGCACTGGCGCGATTGAGCACACGGCGCAGAACATGGACCAAGCTTACGTCCTCGATGACCGAGGAATCATGAGTCTAGGTACGTCGCTTAACTTCGGTAACTTTGTGCCAGCGTCATTGACGATGAACATTCGGCCGTTCATCCAGCAACACCGTAATCAAGCCATATCAAGCGTAGTTGATCGCGAGAAGGGTCAGTACCGTGTTTTCTTCTCTGACGGCACCGCGCTTTATATGACGATTGTGAATGGCAAAATATTAGGTTCAATGCCTGTTCAATTTGTAAATCCTGCAATGTGTACTGTAGAGGGCGAAGCGCCGGACGGTACGGCAACTTCTTTCTTTGGATCAACGAACGGTTTTGTATATCGATTAAATGCTGGCACAAGTTTCGACGGTGAAGTTATCCCGGCCAACATTAACTTGGTCTACAACAGCGTCAAGTCGCCGCGTATTCTGAAACGGTTCCGTAAAGCAAGCGTCGAGATGACAGGCGGCTCGTATGCCGAGCTGGCATTTGGATATGACTTGGCTTACCGGTCTATCTATCTTAGCCAAGCGGCCGATCTTGAATACTCGAATGACTTGCGTTCCAGCTATTGGGATGACATGACGTGGGACAATTTTGCTTGGGATGGTTCAGACACGTCTCCTTCCGAAATCGAAATACAAGGCACGGCTGAAAACATGGCCATTCGAATCTCTTCGGTGTCGGCCATTATTGAACCGTTTACTGTGAACACGATTATTGTTCACTACACTATGCGTCGAGGACTTCGATAATGCCAAACAGTTATTACAATCATACAACTTACCCAACACCCAATTCGCCGGGCTCGTCTGCGAGTTTGCGCAATGAGTTGAACCTGATCACGGCCGGCTTTGCTTTGCTGCCGACATTGACTGGCAATGCCAATAAGCTGGCAACGGTCAATTCAACTGGCACCGCACTAATCGCGTCTTCGAGTGTGCAAGGTCTGACGATCAATAGCAGCACGCTTCTCAGCACCACGATTAACGGCGCGCTTAATACGATTACGAACATCGGCCCGGGAAGTTTGACTAGCTCAACGGTCACCATCGGCTCGACTAGCATCGCTCTTGGCGCAACGTCTACAACTCTGGCTGGCCTGACAAGCGTTACATCGACCAGCTTTACCGGCACTTTGACCGGCACGGCGACTAACGTCTCAGGTGTTGTGGGAATCGTCAATGGCGGCACTGGGGCCACGACTGCGCTAGGCGCAAGAACCGCAGTCTTGCCAACCTTCTCGGGTAATAACGGTAAGGTCGTTGTTGTTAACGCGACCGGCACTGACATTGAATACACTTCAATCTCAGGCACCGGTACGGTCACCTCGGTGGACGTATCTGGCGGTACTACGGGTCTTACCACTTCCGGCGGTCCTGTTATCGGCTCCGGGGTTATTACCCTTGCCGGCACGTTGGCTGCGGCTAATGGCGGTACTGGTCAGAGCGCATACACTGACGGGCAATTGCTCATCGGTAATTCGCTTACCGGTGGTTTAACTAAGGCCACGCTAACAGCCGGGGCTGGTGTTACGATCACAAACACGAACGGTGCAATTTCAATTTCAGCCGCCGGTACGGGTACCGTAACTGACGTTTCAATTGTTAGTGCAAACGGCCTCGCAGGCACAGTGGCAAACCCTACTACTTCGGCTGCGGTCACGTTAAGCACGACGATCAACGGTTTACTAAGAGGTGACGGCACCTCGCTCTTAGCCACTACTATTGGTGCCGGTCTTTCGTTCATTGCCGGGACTCTGGCAGCAACCGGACCTAGTACAGCTAAAACTTATTTCATGGGTCAATTTTAAGGAACCATCATGGCAGGTAAACTTCTAGGTCAAGCTGCTCCGGCGGCGGCAACATTAACGACGGTTTATACCGTGCCGGTAGCCACAGCGGCGGTGTTCAATGTTAGCATTGCGAATCAAACGGGCTACGCGATTCCGGTGCGTTTGGCTATTGCAGCGACAGCGACTCCGACGACAGCCGAGTACATTGAGTATGATTCGATCATCCCCGGAAACGGTGTATTAGAGCGCGGTGGTTTGGTCGCCAATGCAGCCGAGAACGTGGTGGTTTACGCAAGTGTCGCTGGCCTGAGTGTTAGCGTTTATGGATACGAGGAGTAACACATGTCAAGATCAATTACACCAGCACCAAGCGGCAGTCTTAGCCCAGATTTCATCACCGTACCAAGCACAACCGGCTTCAGCGCAGGCGACTATGTGTACCAGAAGAACGGTGACTTTGGCCTTCCTCCAGCCTCATCCCCGGCTAACTTTAACGTAACTGCGACTACTCCCGTATTCGGCTCTACCGTCGGTAGTATTGCGACGCCTGTGCTTTACTATGGCGCAACAACTGACGCGGGTGCTTCATATGGTTCATGCGCAGCTAAACTTACTAACGGTAATATCGTTATAGGTTATCGCATTGGAGGCGGAGCCTCGATAGCTTTTAAAATTGTTGATACTAATAATGTTACCGTTGTAGCCCAAACTATTGTTAGTGCGCTTGCTGTAACTAACCCTTCTCACATTGGCGTTACTGCTCTTACTGGCGGCGGGTTTGTCATACATTTTATCGGCACGGCTGGTACCAAACCGGCATTTGGTATTTACACTAACGCGGGCGTAGTAACAACTGCGGTTGCACTTGACGCTACCTACCCCACAACTGCTCTTACTGCCAATAATGTATATGCTTGCGCTTTACCAAACGGGGGGTTTGCCCTTGCCGTGCAAGGAAACTTAGCACCTAATACTTATCTCCGGTCTTACGACGCCGCAGGTGTAGGTGCTTACGGATGGGTAACAGTTGCTGCTAGTGGTGGCGGTGTTACTCAAACAGGACTTGCGGCTAGAAGTGATAACTCTGTATGTATTGCTTTTCCTAGTACCCCAACTACCTATGTTTACGCGGTGTACAACTCCGGTGGCGGTAGTATTGCTACTGGAACTATAACTACGGCTAACTCACCGTCACAGTGTTCAGTAGCTTGCTTAACTAATGATACTTTTGTTATTGGTGTAGTTGCTGACATAGGGACGCTTAACCCAAGATTCTATTTGCTTCCTACTGGAAATGTTTTAAGTTCCGAGTTTACAGTTCCTGTAACAAACGTACCTACCAATGGTAGTAATATTAGTGCCAGTTCTTATAGTATGCAAATTAGAGCGTTAAGTTCTAATGGGTTTGTTTATTTTTTTGGAGACGCTAGCGGCGTTCCATATTATTTATTTTATTCGGCTGCCGGTGTAGCCGCGTATTCAATACCAAAAGTACTACCCGGTCCCGTATTTCAAAGTCGTCCAACGGGCCTCATGGGTATGGTGGAACTTACGGGGTATTTGAGTTTGTATTACTCGCTTCCCGGTAGTGGCGCCGGAAATGAGATGTTTAACACCAAGATAGATTTAACTACTTTGCCGTTTGGTAACGCGCTAATACGTACTTTACCAGCGGCGGTAGACCCCGCAGTGCCGACAGCTATGGTAGTTTGCAAAATACCCGTAATGGAATACACATTAA